CAGGTAATCGGTATCAAGGCCTTCATTTTGTTCAAACAGACGTTGGTCCAGTGCTGTCAAGTTGTCACTTGCAGCAAAGGAGATCACAGTCGAACCTGAGGTTATGAAAGCCATGGATGTAGATTCCTGTATTACAGAGCGGCGTCGCCGATGATCTTGACACCATGGGTGGCTTGCAGGATAGTTGAACCAGCAACCGCAGTCAGCACCATGTCAGTGGCACGGTTCTGTGCCAGACGACTCATTTCCATGGCAATTGAACCACGCATACCGTGACCCAGGGCTGACTTAGCAAACACAGCACCTATTGAGTCAGAATCGTCGTCAATGCTAACTAGACCAGATTCGATGATGGTCACGCCACCAATAGAACCAATGTAGAAATCACTTAACACTGAATTACCCACTGTGCTTAGAGCAGGCACGTTGGTTTGGCTGCTGTAGCTCAACTGCTTCTTAATGTTGTAAGCAACCTTAGGGTGCAAAATTGCAAAGAAAGGACCTGTTAGCTTGTTGCTGCGGAGTGTTGCAGCAGCCTGAAGGATTGAATCAACAGTTACTTCAGCACCGGCACTGCCCACGCTTTGTGTAAACGAAGTGAACAGATCAAACACCTGCTTGTCAATGCTTTCAGCAATGGCTCGGCCAGACTGGTCACCCAGTTGACTCATCACATCACCGTAAGCTGAATCACGCAGCATGTCAGTGATCTGGTGGTAAACCACGTGCTCACTAAGTGTGATAGTTGCACTAGTGGTGTTGGTGTTGGCTGCAGTGGCAGCTGATTCGTCAGTGATGTTGGCTGCAGTGATTGCACTCCATACAGGCACCTGAAGGATCTTACCTGCGTTAACAGGTGCGTCAAACACAGTTACGATTTGACGAGCAACTGACTGTTCGTAAGCTGCGAATTGAGCGGCTGTGACCAGGTTGGCAAACAGTTCGCTATTGATTGAGGTATTGTTACTCATGAATTTTCTCCAAATTGAGTGTTACACGCGTCCACTCTTGCGAGCGTCAGCGTAAATTTTTCTATGTTCCGGATTCTTCATGTCCAACTTGCTGAAGTCTACAGTGTTTGCACTGTTGGTTCTGCCCACACTTGACTGTGAGTTGGTAGTGGCAGGTGCTGCACTGACAAAATGCGGATTCGAATCTAGGAATTCTCGCACTAGGTCATCCACAGCAATAGCTTGTCCTGCGTCATTATAACGCACGAGACCTTTGAGATCAACAATTTCAACTTCACCGTCGTCATTGAGTCTGACACTGTGAGCCAGCAAGGTCTGCACCTGGGTGGGATTCACAGCACGATACTTGGCAGCAGCGTTCAACACCGGAGTGTTGACTCGGTATTCTTTGATGATCACATCTCTCTTTTGGATTTCAGAATCTTTTTTGGCAGCAAGTTCTTGCAGAGTCTTTTCAAATTCACCGCGTTTGATCTGTTGGTCCAGAGCACGTTGCTCTGAGTCAGCTCGCAATCGACGTAATTCTGCAGGGTCTCCAAGGTCTTCGTAAGGTTTCAACAACTTCTTTTCTAGTGAGCCACGCATGCGTGCCATCATGTTGTCTACATCTTCTTGACTGTAAGTTTTGCTTTCCGGGACCTGATTTTCAGTGTTTGAGTCTGTCGCATCAGTTGCGTTGTCTGCCGATGTTTGTAATGAGTTCATCGTTTCTCTCGCCCTTTCTAAGGTTGTGATCTATTTATAAGCACACGCAGATTCAGCGTGGTTTTGGTCCTGGTTTCTTCTTGTAAGCATTCATTTTCAGAGTCCTTCCTGATAGTCTATAGCAGTTTCAACCAGACCCTGCCAGCTCTGACACCAGAACACAGGGTTCACGATTTCATCCCACTTACTGCAGCCTGAGGTGATAGGGTCGTAGTAGCTGCAGTTTGCACACTGTTGGTTCTCTGGCACACTGTCAGAGTTGCTGTTCACATAAGCAGCAGGCAGTCCACTCTGTTCTGTCAGATACTTTTCAGGATTCAGAACTCCCATTAAATCAAGTATTGCTCGGTCAATTATTTTATACACACCAGGGTCTGTGGCTGTGCTGCGTGCAATACTTAACTGAGCCATTTCAACCTGTGCATCACGCACGTTGAAGCTGCGTGGATATTCAATGTGTCCGGTCCAGAACTGTCCTTGATAGTCGCTGAATATCTTCCACATCTGTTCTTCAGCCAGTTCCATGTTTGAGGCTTTTTCGCTGAGTCGTGCGTTCAGTAACTGGAACTCCACTTCCATGGCCACTCCTGACAGCTGTCTGCTTTCAGTGCCACGAATAGCTCCGGTATTGGCCATCTTGTCAATAGCTTCTTCTAAGTTCTTTTTAACAGACAGCATGGCTGAAACTTCTGCTCCCGAATAGTTCAGCAGATAAGGTTTGAGACCAGGGTCTAAATTGTCAGGCATGTGTATGATTGATCCTGCACCAATGCCTGCAGCAGTTTCAGGGGTTTTTACCAAGCTGGGATGACTGTCAATTCTGATGCTTTGTTCAATCTCTGAGTTGATGTTGTAAAGCATGCGTTGTAGATCTGCAATGTCACCAATGTCTCCTGTGCCTACACCACGAACAGGACTCTTCTGATTGTAAGCACACACTGCAGGAATGTAGCCTAATCCATTAACTTCTGACACATCAGAACTGATACTGCGACGATCAATGTCCACTGTGACTGTGCGCACACTGTCTGGTCGCCACTCTTTGATGGTTCGTTGGCTGTCATTGATGTCTTCAATGTATTTGAAGTAGATCAGTTCTTGGCGACCATTTGGCTCTCGCTGATACTGCCAGTCCAGCACCACAAGAGGTGTCACAACACTGGCATAAGGACGCACACCGGCAGCAATTTCGTCTGCTCGAGTTTGGGCGTTCACATTGGGCTTCAGCAGCACAATCCAGCAATGACCAAACACTGCTGACCATGTGGCCACATCTTTCATAAAGTGATTTAAGCTGCGTCCATCAAAGTCTGCATCTTGTAGAAAGTCCAGCACCACTCTACTGTTTTCCTGAGTGCCAAACTGTCTGTCTGGTGATTCCCTGAACAAGAAACTGTTGTAGACCTGTATCACACTGTTGCAGTGGTTGTCTAAGCCGGTGGCTCTGGTGCGTTGAACATACTCACTAGTGGTTTCCAACTGATACTGTGTTAGATTAGCACCTTCACGGTAGTCATCGCCACCTAAGAAACTTTCTAACAGATACTTCCAACGACTCTGATAAGTGGTATAAAGTTCTTTCTCGCTCATAACAGCACTTAATTGCTGCTCTATGGTTTGCATCACAGTCATGCTCTGACTCCTAAATTTCTAGCCGGCTCAGGCCTGGCTCCAATTGAATGACCCCAGCGCTGGGGTGGCATGTCAATAACGTCCCTGCGAACAGGAAACACATAATCAAAATAATAACGGGCTGCGTCTGTCAAGTGATCGTAGCCGGTGTTTTTGTCTGGCACTGTGGTTCCAGGCTTGTAGTTGTGTCGCTCTAAACAGTCAATCAAGCGTCTGCAGCCAGGATCCACAAAGAATCTGCGAGCACCCCCAGCAGCACACAGCATGCTATTTACAGCATTTACTCCGTCACGCACAGGGTTGTGTGCGTTTGGTGCTCGAACTACAAATCCTGCGTTCTGCAGTATGCTGAGGTCAGTAGCGCCGCCTGCTGAGGTCTTGCGTTGTCTTGCTGCAGGGTCAGGGTAGATGGTGATTCTCTCGGGTCGTATGTTCGGGTAACGGTTACGAATTTCTGCCACCATTTCTTGGGTATTACTAGAATACATTTCGATTTCATCTGTTGCCCATACTCGGTTACCTTCTCTTCTAAACACAACTGCACTCATAGGCGAAATATTAAAGTCCATTCCGATCTCAAGTTGCGTGGGTGGCGGGCCTGGATACGGCACCACATTTTCTGAGCGATCAAACGCATACCAGACTCTGTTGCCTGCAGTCACAAAGGTAGCTTCAAACTCTTGTTGGAATGTTCTTGCGTCCAGCAACTTACGAGCTTCTGCAATCTCTTCAGGCGTAACAAATCCACCTTGCAGTGTGGTAAACTGCCAGCTGGCCCAGTTATCAGGGTCTTCCTTTGCCATCTGATACAGATCATAACTCCAGTTGCCTATGCCCTTGGGTGTGCCGGTGAACAGTGCATGTCCCTGAGTGTCTGCCAGAGTAGGGCGTAACACTTCGTAAAACGCAGCAGGTTCAATGTCTGCAAACTCATCCATCACAAGAAAGTCGATTGCACGTCCACGTAAGCTGTCTGCATTTTCAGCACCTTTGAGACTGATTTCTGAACCGTTGCGCAGATAGATTGTGAGTTCTGACTCATTGACTCGGAGTACCCAGCGCAGATCCTGCAGTCTGTGCTTGAGTGTGCGCCACACAATGCCCTTGGCCATACGGTAGCTAGGCGCAACCAGCCACACAGTGCTGTTGGGTTTAGCAGCATATCTGCACATCTCACGTATAGCAAATGTGGTCTTGCCAAATCTGCGACCTGTTATCAAAGTTCTAAATCTGCTGGTGCTGGCAGCAACCAGTTGTTGTGGTATACTCAGTGGCATCAGATATCAGCATCTGACCAGGGCAGTGGTCTAGCACTCTCTACTGAGCTCAGATCTTGTGGACGTCCTACGATTCTGTCCCACACTGCCACAAAAGCAGCAGTGTCACCGGTGTCACGTGCTCGGATCAACTGTTTCCAGGCAGCATTGTGCAGTTCTGAAATCCATCTGGCCTGGTATTCTGCAGTGACTGCGGCCATGGCAGCTTTCATGCTTTTCTTTTCGCGACGAACTCGCAGGTGTTCTGAGCGTTGAGCTGGGCTTAGGCTGCGCAGGTAATCTGGATAAGGTGTGGCTCCAGGATCCCAGCGAGTGCCTTCCGGCATTTTCTTTTTGACCACCGCTTATTGTTCCTGTTCAGAATCTAGTATACGCAGAACTATTTCAGGAGTTAAAACCAGAATATCATTCACCTCAGTGGTGTGTGAGACTGATTTCGGCGGTGTCTGTTTGGCCAGCACCGGTTTAGCAGGTTTACTGTTGTTCATATCAGATATTTATTAGCCTGAGCTGAATTCAGGATTTTAAGC